GGGTAGGGGGTATTTGTCAGAGGGGGTGTTATTATACAGTTACATAAGGGGGTACAATTTTTAAGGCGGTCTTGTATGCTTGTTTGTAGTGATCTGTTCCTAATGAAGCATAAGGTACATTAAACATTTTTTGATGTTGATCTCTTATTGTTTCTATTTGTTTTTCCCATTCTTTATTTAAAGCTTTATAATATTTATATTCTTTTGTTTTAGAATCAAATTTATTTATTATTTTTTCTTTCCCGCCGAATATCCACACACCATCCCACTCTCTATTTGGATTGTAATCAACATATTCTATTCTTATGTCACTATTCTCTTCTGCTGAGACGTAATAGATTTTTTCTTTACCTCTGTATTTTACTGTTGCGTAATAATTTGTTTTTGTCCATCCATTACAAATTGCTTCTCTTTGACTTTCTTCCATTTTTATTTATACTAATTATTTCTTTTTCGCGCGATTAATTAAACCCCTCTTCAAATAATTCACTATCATCTCTGTCGCACCAGCATCTGGAACAATACCAATCTTTTGAATATGTTTCGGCATTACACTCTGAACAGTATTCTATTTTCTCTGATCTAAAACTAGAATGTAATTTATGATGAACGCAAATATCTTTTCTATGCACCTCTTTCTCTCTAGGATATAAAGAACATATAAAAATTGTATTTTCTGAACTTCTATTGTTACTGTCTGTATAGAGATATTTACCATTTTTGTCGTTAACAACCCAAGGTAATTTTATTTTTGCATATTTGCAAGATGAGCAACTTAATTTTAATTCCATTTATTTCTGTGGCATTTTGGTGCTTTTAAATAAACACTATCATTTATAAAATAAGTGGGTTGACCTTTTACCATTTCTTTAATACAATGGCAGTGTATACATGCTACAGCACCGTTCTTCAATTTACCTGTCCACTTATGTCTCATAACTTTACTAATTCTCCATTACACAAAACAGTTAGATAAAAGAATTCGTCCCAAGCAATATCTTCATGTCTTTTATATTCTTTTCCGCAAACTTCACAAATACATTCTCCTCCAGCTCTATACCAATTTTCATTGTATATTTTTTCTAGTTGTTCTGTTGTAAACTGTTTCTTTATTTTCATTCTTTTTTCGCCGATTTAGTCTGTTGGTTTTCTATAAATGTACAATGTATCAATTACATTATCTTTAACTGTAATTTCAATTTCAGGAACTATTAATGTTTTTGTTTTAATTGCATCATCGATAAATAGCCAATCTATTAACTCCCACCCTCCCCAAAATACACCTAGAGTAATTATACACATCATTATCATAACTTCCCCTAATCCTTTTCCTATTCCTTCCATAAAATTATTTATTTAAAATATCTTCAGCTCTCATTCTTAAATTCATACCTAAATCGTGAAATGTTTCCTGGTAACTTCTTGATGGATTCATCACTGTTGTATTATCCATATACCATTCTATTGCTTGTTTCATTTCGGTTATTAGTTCTGTTTTTAAATCTTTTTTCGCCGAAAATTTAAAAGCCTCTTCTGGAGTTAAAGGGTATAGTTCTGCTCTATATTTGTCAACTGTCTTTTTAATTCTGGCATCTCTATCAGTAATTAATTTACTTAGTTTTTCTTTGGCTTCTTCCGAAGGTTCCTCTTTTGGTATAAATTTTATTTCTTTCATGCAGTTCTTTTTATTTTAAATTCTTTTTCATACCAATCAATAAATGTAGTTGCTTGCTTGACATGTTCCATATCTTCCACAACTATATCTGTAGTCATTATATCTTCCAGTGTATCTCTTACTGTTAAACACACGTGATATGCCGAGTCTAAAGCTCTCTTTAATTTTGTTACTTCTTCCATTTTTCACTAATACTTGTTATATTCAACTCCCCACTTATTACCTATGACAGTAACATAATTTTCTTTTTTATTGTATTGCGGATGATTTAAACCCGAAGAAAAAGATCCATATTTATCTCCTTCATCTGAATATCCCATCCAACCCACTGTAGTGTGTCTTAACCAGTATTTAGTTTCTGATTCTCCTCTAGTAAAAATGTCACCATCATACACGTAAACTCCTTTTGAATCTTTTTCTCCCGTCCAAAACTCAATAATATATCTTTCTCCTGGTGTATGCCATTTATCATTTTCAGAATTGTAAAGCTTACCTGATCTTGATAACATCCATCTCCAGTCTGGTTCTTCACAATATTCTTTTTCTTTTTTATCGTAAATTCTATATTTTGTCATGGGGATTTACATTTCTTCTATTAAATCGTTATCTATTAATAACTGTTCGTAGTTTTCTATAATTTTTATTGCTTCTTTAACTTTTTCCGCGGATTCTGCATCCAAGAATTTCTCTGGTTTAAAATACCCGCCTATAAATAAATCATAGTAAAAATCGTCTGTTGCTACTGATTCTAAATTTTCGTTTTTTAATTTCATATATTTCTTTTTCTTTTAAAACTGGCTCTTACTAAATTGAAATCATATTTGTAAAATATTTGTTGTCTAAATATAGTACATAGTAAACAGCTTATTATTAGGTTTAAATTTTCTATTTTTCTCATTTACTTGCTTTTTATTCTTTTTTCGCGCAAAATTAAACAATTGTCGGTGTTTTATAGTATTGATTTTTATACTCGTATCCACACGAAGTATCTTTACTCTCTTCTTTAGATACTTCTTCTACTTCAAGAGTGAAAATTGAACCCACCATCATAACTTGTTTTACTTTTACAAAAACCTTAGTAGTTGTCTCTTCATACCCTCTAGTATTATCATAATATTTATAATCATCCTGAACTTTTTCAGTGTAGTAAGGATTGGATGAGAAAACTGTTTTATAACTTTCACTTTTTACATTTAAAGAAATAAATTTTGTTTCTGTATTTGTCTGAGCTATTACGCCTGAAGCTTCTACATTTGTTTCAGAGTGATTATTTACTTCTTGCGTTGTAGTTCTTCTGTCTACTATTGTACTGTTAAACATTATTTTTAGTTTTTTAATTCCGCGAAAATAATTCCTTGCATAATCTTTTTAAGAGAAGCTATTCCATTATCTTTCCCAGCTTCTGAACTATAGTCTTCACTGTAAACTACTATTTGGCCATTTTGTGCTTTTATTACAAAATAATACATTCCGTTTTTTCTTTGTTTGCTTTCTATCATACTACTCTTTTTAGTGCTTCTGCTTTTTCTTCCTCAAACAATTCTTTTTCAATTTTTTTGCCCGCGGTACCCAAAATAAATTGTTTAAATTGGTAAGGTGCTTCGTCAGAACTGTCTTCGATAATTGTAATGCCAAACCTATTTGCAAAATTCTGAATCTTAGTTAACTTATAATCTGAATAACCGTCTTCATCTTTATCTCCAAGTTCCATTTTGTAAACTATTAGATCAGTTTCAAAATAATATGTTCCTGGTTCTACTAATATTGCTTCTGTTACTACTTCTGTATTTTTAGTTATTCTCATTATTTATTTTTTAATACGATACGAAACAGTTTTAAATTCCTCCATCTCAAAGAAATTCAAAGTATGCCCGCAATCACTATAACCCATTTGTTCTGAAAATACATCTGTAACTGTCTCTACACCTAGGAATTTGTTATCAATTTTATAAACCAATACAGAAGTTTCATACCATCTATGTTTATCTACATCTAATTCTGAGTCTACAACTTCAGCATCTTTAAAGTACGTTTCGAAAATATCTTCTGGTAAGTTCCCTTCCCACTCATAACGTGTCTGATCTATTTGTAATGCATTTAGTTTTTCTATTAATTCTTTCATATTTATAATTTTAGTTTAGCAAATTTAATACTTATTTTTGAATTGACAAAATATTTTCTTATTTATTTTTGCGCGAAATAAAAAATCCCTCAATTAAGAGGGACTGTATTTAGTATTTTGAAATGCAAGATGGAGCTTGTTCAAGTTCTCTGGGCTGGTATACTAGTTCTGAACTTCTTCTTAGATTAGATCTTTGAAAATGAACTTGATTTTCTATTTTATTTACCAGAATATTAATATTTGCAAGAATTCCTTCAGATGGAGAAGGTTCTGATCCAATACCTTTTGAATCTTCTTTTAATTCTCTGTGAATTGTCTCATTTATATTAAAATGCTCACTATTATTTTCTGAGTATTGATTTAATATTTCTTGTAATCTGTATTGAATGTTTTCTAACGTCATTTTTAATTGTTTTAATTGATTATTATTTGTTTTTGATAGTTGTGTATAACTTGATGTATTTTAGTGTCTTAAATCAAAGATTTATTAAATGGAAGTCTTTTTTAAATAATACAACATCTTTCCCCTTTTTATATTTTTTAACTTGCTTCTTTGTTAATCCTAACTTTCTAAGCTTTTTTGCGAATTTTTTATTGTTTTCCTCATCTTGCTGATTTAAAATGTCTTCACTCACTATTGAAGATTTTCTTAAATTGTGTACAAGTCTGTCCCATTTGTGAAATAAAATAAAATCAAGTCCCTCGTGTGTCAGGTGTCCTTTATAATCAGTGAGCAACATTGTTCCCGCAGACATAAGTTCGTCGGTTAAAACAATTTTTATATTGTCTCCAAGAGAATTAAAAAAGCTTATTAAGCATCTCATAGGATCTATACTTCCGCCTTCTGTACTAAAATAAAGAGTAATATTTTCTTTTCCTTCTAACTTGTCAATTAAATTATTAACTGTTTCTGCGTTTATACCTTCGTTGAAAAAATAATACATTTATGTAAGTTTATTGATTGCTTCCTCTATTCTATTTGATTTTATAAAAAACTCTTGTAGTTGTGCAGCAGAATAAGTTTCATTATAACTTTTTAGTTCTGTCTTTTCGCCGAAAAATAATTCTAACATTCCTTCAACATCTTCCTTTTTAGGATTATTAAAAGTTATTTTTTTATCCATTCTACCACATCTTGTCAAAGCGCTGTCCAATTGATCGGCATGATTACTGGTAAAGAATGTACAAATACCTTTCTTAGAATAAGCGCCATCCAAAACATTTAAAACAGTTGAAAAATTTATCTTTTCATTTATTTTTTCTCTATCATCCACTACACAGTCTATGTCTTCAAGAAGTAAAAAAGTATTTTCTTTTATAGTGTTGAACGCCATTCTTAACTGATCTGAATCTGTAAGAGATGCTATATTTAAAGAGTAAACATCTTTACCTAACTTTTGAGCTATTGATAGTATAGTAGTAGTTTTTCCATTTCCAGGAATTCCATCTGCTAAATATCCTCTTCTGTAAGGAATACCCCTTTCCAAGTAATACTCTTTAGACTCGAAGAAATCGTTTATATCATCTAATAGTTCTATTTTTTCCGAATTAAAAATCTTGTCAAACGGTTTTACTTCTATAACTCCTGTTTTATCCCAACCATTATAATTTCTATAATCATATAAATAGCTCTCTGTTTTCTTTTTCTGCTTTGAATTATAATCATTAACCACTTCATTTAAAAGATTTTTCAAAGTATTTCTATTGAAATAAGTGGTAAGTGTATAACTTTCAATATGAGCGTTTTCCAGATAACTCGCATTTTCCATTTTTTCACGAGAAGACTCTAAAAACACTGGAGTTCTATTTTGCCAAAAATAAAAAGCGGATTCAAAATTATTTTCTTTTACAGAATAAGTTCTTTCCTCATCTCTCGATCCAATGCTATCATGATCATCTCGCTTAACAGATAAAATTACTTTTTTATATTTGTCAGAATGATTATCTCTCAGCCACTCATTAAAAATATTGTAAATTTCAGTTTTAGACTCAATACGCATTGTATAAGAAAACTGCCTTTTAATTCTTCCCCAAATCCACGGGAAAAAAGATTTAAGCCAAAAACCTAATGCCGATAAAACAGCTATAGCAGCGCCACCTTTGAAAAATTCATTATTATGCAATTGTTCTACTACAAACTGTTTTACTTGCTCTATCATTTAATTACCAATTTTTGTTCCTAGCCAAAACCCAACTCCAACACTCACAGGAATTAAAGCTTTTTCTAGCCAACTTTTAGTTTTTAATTTACTGTTTTCTTTTTCTAACCCGTTATTTAAATTTGTTTGCAGAACATTTAATTCTTTGTATGAATCTAAACTTTTCTCCGTGGCTTTTAAACTTATGTCTTTGTCTCTAAGTTGTTCGTTTTTCAAATTAACAACACTGTCTTTAGAAGAAAGTTGTACATCTTTTTCTTTTATAATATCTTGCGCTGTATTAGCGTCAGCAATAGTTTCAAGAATTTGATAAGTCATTGGAGGTTTAACATCAACAGAATTAGGTGTAGCTACCGCATCTTTAGAACCGTAATTCTCATTTAAAGCTTCGGCCACTTCAACTAAATTTTTATTTCTAATTAATTCTTTCTGTTTTTTATTAGACTCCCGTAAAGCTAAAACTTTTTTCTCGCTGTCTTTTGCTTTTTTTTGGAATTCGTTAATCAACCGTTCTTTTTTCTCGTTTTCCTGGCGAATAGAATCTATCAGTATTATTAAAGCCTCATTCATAACTTTAACACCATCTTGCAGCTTCTTAGCTTGTTCTTTTGTTGCTTCGTTTTTGCCAGCCTGAAATTTACTTTGATCATTTAAACGGCTTTTGACAAAGAAAAAAACTAACACTAGGAAAATACCTAGAGCTATCCACTTACACTTATTTACTATTTCTTTCACTTTTAATTTTATTAGAATTCTTTTTACTGAATAATCTAGACCCTTTAGGAAATATAGCCTTTAAAATCTGTCTTAATATAATAACTTCTTTCATCTTTTGTTTTTTATAATTCCCACCTTAATATTTGTGATTCTGCTATATATACTTCTCCGTCTCTTTCCATTAGCCCGCCGACAACTAAAATGTCATCAACTTTAACTGGTGTCTCTGTAAGTCCTTCTCCGATGGCAATCACCTTAACTCTATTTTTGAAAACACCTATTTTATCCATAACTGTTTCTTTATGCATAACTTTTTCAACTAAAATAAGCTCTCCAAAAACTCTATATTTCTTCTTGTCCATTTACTTCAACGTTTTTAATTGTATTTTCATAAAGGTCTCTAAACCATTTGATGTCTTCTGAATAGTTTCCAGTTGCTTCAGGATTCATTTCATAAATGTCACCGTTCTCTAGAAACATATTATACGTCGATTTCATTTGTGTCATAACTTTTGGTATTTAGTATTTGAAATAAATCATTGAATTCATTTACTCCAATATCTTCTAATTTGCAATTAATCTGTATCCTAACTCTGTCTTTGCCCATTTTAGCTTTGAAAAACAGTTTGTCTTTAACCGTTTCAAAAGCTAGAAAGGTACATTTCGATCCTAGCTTTTTCTTGGTATTGACTATTTCTTGCTTTAAATATTCGGCTTGAAATTGGCTTCTATTCATTCGGTACAACTTCTAATTTTGATTTCTGAGCTTCTTCCATTTCAGCAATAAGCGTGTTCATATGAACTGCTTTACCTGCGTCGATTCCACGATCATGAATAATAAATCTGTTTTCTAATGCTTTCATTACAATTGCTGTAGGGTCTCCAACATAAGCTTCAACTAAATTATTGGCCGCCATAAAAGCTACAGGATCAAAAACTTTAGTTACTTTTCCAGAATCAATGTCTTCTTGTTTTGGTGATAGTACGATGTCATCTCCTTGCCAATAGCGATATTTTAAAGGCCTAACCATTTTTACATTTTCATTAAACAGTCTCTCAACTGATGCCGCCATAATTGCAAATTCCTCTCCGGTTATTTCTATTTTTTCATCAGCTCGGAACCCTGAGTTATACTGCGTTAATTCTTCTTTTTCTTCGTTCATTATTTTTTATTTTTATTAACCCCCGATATTTCACGAGGGTTTGTTTTAGTTGTGTATTTTAATTTGTAGGCTATCAATGAAATTTTTATGTTTCTCTTTACTATCTAAGTATGTACCGTCTTTAAGATAAAATATTCTTTTTTCTATATCTAAACTTAGATAAGTGTGTAATTTTTTATGCGGTCTTGCCTCTAAAACAAAAATGTCTTCTAAATATTCGTCATTATAATTCCAGTGGTGTGCTTCAAAACCTTTATCTAAATTAAGCTTTCTACTTAAGTTCTTGTATATTACTGTTTTCTTCCAAGGTTTATCTTTATCCCAATCTAACTGTTGATTTTTATAACCGAGCCTTTCATATTTTTCTCGATGTCTTTTTCTTTCATTCTCAACAAAATCAGGATCATTTTCTGTTAGGTTATGATGTCTTAATTTAGCACGAGCTTTCACGCATTCTTTACATTTACTATCTACACCAAAACTCATCGAAGAGTGTTTATAGTACTCTTCGAATGGTTTACTAATATTACATGATATACATGTTTTATGACTCATTTTTAAAAAGGTAAATTTTCATAGTCATCCTCTTTCATATTTGTTGCTGGATCAAATGCTTCTGTTGGTGTAGCTTTAGGAATTTCAGTTTTTGGTGTTTGTTGTTCCGCAGATGGTGCAGATTCGCCTTGAACCCACTTTAGTCGGTCTGTTTCTGCTTTTAACACTCCTAAAAGATAGTCATTTTTGGCTTCTAAAGTAACAGCTGTTGGTTTATTTTTACCTAGAGCATCTTTTTTCCAAGTAAGCCCAGGAATATCCCCTTCTACAGATTTACCTTCTTTATCTATATAAGCATTGGTCAATCCTTTTACCTTCTCCCCATTAACTTTCACAGAGATACCAATTTTAGAATACTTATCTCCTTCGGGCGTGAAATTATAACCACTGATTGTGATTTTATCTCCTTTATTTAATTTTGGAAGTACCTTGATTAAACTTTCCGCGTACGTGTCAACATTACCTTTTTGATCGGCTACATCCACTGGAACATAATAGACATTATCTCCATCTTTAATATTTAAAGAGATTTGATTCCCAAATTTTCCTTCATAAATTGAAACTGATTCTAATACACCAGATACTCCATCTTTTGAGTATTTTCTGTATGAGATATTTCCTTTTGAAGAAGTGTGTTTTACATAACCTTCTTTTTCATCTTTTGAATAGTCAAAGAATTGACCGCTTCCGAATTCTAATTGCAAATAGTTTTTTTCAATTGCCATTTTTACCTAACTTTATTTAATTGTTTTTATTAATTTATTGTATACAAATATAGTGATTCTATTTGAAAAATCCTAATTTTCTTCTATGTTTATTTCTTTTTCCGCGAAATTTTTTATCTTTATTATTCCGAGTTTTATCTTAATTCGGCGGATAAAATAATTAAAATCAGATTTTATATGATCAAATGATGTCATTTCTAAATAATCGATATAAGAGTCAATTTCATCAACCGTTTCTGTTACTGTTATGGTTAAATCATCATTAAGAAAAACAGTTGTAAGTCCTCTATCTGTAACAGCTAGTTTAATGTCATCTAAATAAACCATTATTTCAGTATAGATCTCTTCAAAGTCTTCATCTTCTACTTCAAATGCTTTTTCTCTGTCTTTTAGTTCTTGTGGTATTCTGTCTTCACCTACATTTAAATCTTCGTAAAATTCTCTAGTATGTCCTGCATCACATCTTGGAACAGCATTTTCTTGATTTTCTAATCTTTTTTCGGCGGACTCTTTTAGAATTTCTCCAAATCCTGTTAGGAATAGTCTTTTTCTTTTCATCTATTTTTTATTTCTTAAATGTATTTCTAATCGGCTGACTGAGTTCCAAGCGGCCGCTACTAAATGCTCTTCATCTGAATCCTCTCCAATACCTAAAGCATGTCTAAATTCTGCATTACTATATTCAAAATCTCCATTATCTACTCTTGAGAAGTTTTCCCAGTCATTTCCTTTTTCGTATTTTTTGTGGCCATCCAACGATCTTAAAGATAAAGCTTCAATTGCATTCCTCATTTGCTTACAGTAAGTGAATACAGGTGCTTTTTCAACTGTTTTAGATTCTTTTTTGCCGATTTTTGGTACTGGTTGCCAACCTTTGATTGTATTTGGAGGGTTGTTTATTCCTTTTCCTAAATATTCTTGATTTTTATGTCTTATACTATGTCCTGTTATATCATTGTAAGCGTCTAGTGGGTCTCGATCATTAAGATCTACAGACTTAATATTTTTTATATCAACAACATAAAAAGGCTCAATATTCTTATTTGGTATAGTTGAATCTTGGACTTTTTCAAAAACTGTTCCTCCTGTGTGTGACGTGTTTTTTAAATGTTCTAGCAGTTCTTTTTCATCTTCGGCCAACATAATTTTTGTTATGTCTTCAATACTATTATATGATTTAAAATTCAATATATTATTTCTTAATTTTTCTAATTCCTGTTTTTCTTCCATTTTTTTCGCGGAACTTTTAAACCAATATGGTATTTCAACTACTTCATCCAAGAAAAATGGCTCTTTATATTTTATAGTGCCTTCAACTCCATTAAAAACTTGCCTGTTAAATTCTTCTTCGGTTACCTCTTTACCGTTTATTTTGTATTTTACCATTTATTTTTGTTTATTATTTCCACTTCGTATTCGCGCGATAAAAAATTAAAAACAGACATCACTTGTAACATTATTATCAACTGTACTCTGGGATGATTACTTCCCCAACAAGTTTCATTATTACCCTCTATATTTCAAGGTTATTCTGAGTACATTATTCCTGTTTAAAATTGACCTAAAAGCAGTTCTTATGGTATGCAGGTAAGTACTTAAAAACACATGTTAGTGGGCGAACTTTACCTCACACACTATAAAAACCCCTTCTTATTTATTACCTTTCGAACGGTGGAGGTTAACGATGTGTTTTGTTTTTAAAAAACTCTACCCCGTAGGTAAAGAGCGCATCTTAAGGTAATGCGATTGATACAAATAAATGCTAAACCAAGTCACTCTCCATTTTGGTGGGGACGAAATCCTTTACTCTAAAATCCAATCTTTATACGCAGATCCCATATTCGTAAACCCTAATTGAATATCATTATTTTTCAAGGCTGTAATCTTTTCTCCTTGGTCATCTAAAATATCAAAAGCATGTTCTCTGTTTTCAATAATATTATAGCTTTTACCGCTTGTTAAATAACTAACTGTTTGTGCTGTGGTGGGTACTGTTGCTGTTTTAATCATTTTTTATGTTTTAATTTATTAAAAATATAGTTATTATTTTTTAATTACGCAACTTTATTATTTAAAAACTTTACATAATTCCTATTTAATTGTGTAATCATTGGATTTCTCATTTGATGTACATCTGGATCTAACTCCATAACCCCAATTCCTCCTACACCTTTAATTATTTTTAGAAAATCTTTTAATCCTGATCTGTTTCCTAAGTCGCTTTGTGAACCATCTCCATTTATAAATAATTTACTACTTTCTGGAACTCTTGTCACATAACTGATTATTTCATGAAGTGTCATATTTTGTACCTCACTTAAGATTATAACCGAGTGTTCTGGAAAAGTGTTTCCGCGCAAGAAACCAATATGTTCAAATTGTATTTTACTTTTTACATTATTTATGTTTTCTCGACCTAAAATCTTAGATATACTTTCATAGAATGATCTTTCGTAATTTGAAAATTTCTCTTCAAGTCCAGGAAGAAATCCAATTTTACTTCCTAGTTCAACAATTGGCTTTGTAATAATTATCTTTTTAAACTCCCCTTCTTTTAACCCTTCTAACGCTCGGTACATCTGAATGAAATCTTTAGCACATCCAGCTTCGGCCAAAAGGATTGAAATATTATTTTCTCTTAAGAAATTAGCAACAGGTTTCTGATGTTGTTTTAATCCCACCTTAATTTCGTTAATTGACTGACTAAGAGATAGTGTTTTGTCTACAACTTTGGTCTTTTTGATCTCTCGCGTGCTTGGTTTTTTCTCGCCTGTCATATTTTATTATTTAGTGAAGTAAATGTAGTGATTTAGTTTGAGATAAACAAATATTTATTCGTCTTTTATTTCATTTTTTGTATAAAATATATTCCAGTAATCATCACCACCAAAATCATTCTCAACTAAAACTGCTGTTAACTCTTCTTTTCGCGAAATTTGTCTAAATTCTTGCTCATATTCGAAGTTTTCAGGATTTGTTCCAAAATAAATATAATTATCTTCTGCTTGCCAATAATCTTCAGCACATTCTTGAATAACATAATTTTGGAAATTAGCTATTTCAAAATATTCAGATAAAGCTTCTAAAGAACTGTTGTAATTTTCTATTAGTTTATTCATGTTTTTTATTTATTTTCTTTTTTCGCGGGATTTAGATGTTTAGAATACACAGTTGCTTTACACCAAAAATTGTAAAAATCTTCACTGATAAGACTGTCCGAACAATATATAGCCTGGCTTTCATAGTATGTTAATTCTGCTTTTGAGTAGCACCAACGGATAATTTCTTTAGAATATTGATCGCCGTTTTTAATATCTTCTAGTAAAGATTTAGAACTTCCACAATAATCAGTAAATGGGTAAACTCCTTTAGATTGCCCTTTCTTTATACCACTTGTATAATTAGGTTTCATTATTGTCTTTCTGCCTATGTATCGTTTATTTTTAGTCAAGTTGGTTATTTCGTATATAAATCCTAGAGCATTTGGCTCGCAGTCTTTAATATTCTTAATCTCTTTTCCTTTATAAAACCAATTAACTGTTTCTTTTTTTACCATTCTTCTATGTCTATTACTGTTTAATAC